TAATAAAACACATGTGGAACATAGTATTCCTCCTCGCCATCGTTTTTGTATTGACGTACGATCCAAAGTCCAGGACGCTTGAAAAGTATGTTGGTGTACCAACGCCACCAACCCAAAAGTCCTGTGAGCCTACGCATTACGAAGCCGTACAATTCGCCCAAGCCCCATATGAATGTCCTCCTCCAGGCAGAACACACATGGGTGTTCTTACTTAAAAAGAAGACGCGCATATAATCCACAATGATGCAAATGGACCGTGAAACCCTTATGATGATCGCCACGATCGTAGCCGTTGCGGGCGTTCTTTTCCTTTTCAGGGAAATGAACAAGACAAAGTCTGAAGTCGAAAACTTTAAGAACTTTTCCAATCAGCTCGTACAGCAGCTCTCCGCGCCAATGGTTATGGAAGATGACGAAGAACCAGAAGTTGAACAAGAAAAAGAGGAAAAATCCGAAGAATAAACATATCCGTTTATTATAACTTGCGAATGCGCAATGAAAAAATACAAAGCTATAGCGATACCGGTCAGCTTCGCTGATGACAAGCCCCGGTTTCTCACGGTGAGAGATCGGCGCTTCAAGGATTGGATATTTGTCACAGGTGGGTGCAGGCGGAGAGAAATCTTTAACCCCCTCCGTTGTGCTCTCAGGGAACTCGAGGAAGAGACTAGAGGTACGGTTGTTTTAAAGAATGGTGAATATACGACGTATAAATTTACAGTCAGGGAAAGTCCAACTGTTGAACTTGAATATAATGTATTCGTTTTCTTTGTTGACTACAAGAGAAGTGAACAACAGTCACTCGTTAAAAAATTTTACGAAGAAAAACAAAAAACAAACCTTAAAAAAATACAGAAACAGCCAATTAAGAAAACGTTTGATGAAAATGATTTTATGAGTTTTGATACACTCGAAGAGTTCAATACTCGAAAGAGATGGAAACTTATCATAGATAATGTTTTAAAGAATCCGGAGTTCTATGCGTGTGTAAGATCTCTCAATAGAAAAACATTCTCTATTAAATAGAATGAAGTCCAAGGCTTACATTTTAATACAGATTAAGGAACTCTTAAAAACAAACCGTGGTCTCTGTGACGAAGAAATTGAAGAATGGATACAGGATAATGAAGGTAAGACTGTTTATGAACTTTTAACTATCAAAAAACATTTATCTGAAACAATGGAATTCCCCGATGTGTCATGTATGTCAAGGTATAGAGAATAGACTCAATAGTAAGGTATGTTTATAAATTGGTGTAAGAAACAGAACTTTTATACTAAAACCCCAAACTCCGATGTATCACATGTGCTCTTGGACGGTGGTCGACTGTCCGTGCCATTTGATAGATTGAATGATTTCCACGAAAAGTACATCGAAGCTGTAAAAGCTGGTGAAAAGTTGTTTGTCGTTGAACAAAAAACACCAAATTATAACTTTTTCGTGGATATCGATTACAAGGACACTAAAGCTCTTACGATTGAAGAAATTCAGGATATCTGTAAAGTCATTTGTGATAAGGTCAAGAGACACAAGGGTGGGGATTGTGTAATATCGGTGGCACAACCAAAAAAAGTTGGAGAGCTTGTGAAAACGGGTGTACACTTAAATTGGCCGGGGTATGTCGTAAATCAGGCGTCTGCACTCGCACTCCGGGAGCATATCCTCGTGGCACTCTCAAAGGCGAAGGGTAATACAGATTGGAATGAAGTTATTGACTCGGCTGTGTATGGTGACATTAAAAGACGCACACGTGGGAGTGGTCTTCGTATGCCGTGGTCTTATAAACTTGCAAAACATAATCCATGTAATGGAAAGGGTTGTGAAGATTGTAAAAACAGCGGCAAAGTTATACAAGTGTCGTATCTACCCCTATTTATATACAGAATTGGGCCATTGAGTATGCTCCAAAGAATAGATCATAACCCAGATTTGAATATTCTTAATATGACGACTGTTAGAACAAATTCAGAAGATTATGTAACAGTTGAACACCCTTCAGTAACAGTAAAAGAGGGATCTTTCACAGATGCTCAAATAAAAGACGAGATCCATGACGAAGAGATACGTGGCATGATTGAGTCTTTTGTTCAAAAAGAAATGGAAGGTCAGTCGACCGCATACATTACAAACATCTACAAAAACAAGGAAGTTTATTTTGTGTCAACAAATTCAAAATATTGTGAAAATCTTAAAAATTCACACGGTTCAAATCATGTGTGGTTTATAATTAGTGGACATACCATAGCACAAAAATGTTTTTGTCGTTGTGAAACGCTCCGTGGGAGGCGAGATGGGTTTTGCAAAGACTTCCATGGTCGTAAACACACCATCCCATCCAAACTTGTCAGTAAATTGTACCCAAAGAAGGACAATATTAAAAAGTGTCCAGAAATTAAAAAATTTGAAGAGAAAGTGGTTGTGAATCAAATGGACGCCAAACCACACCTGGAATCTTTCATGCGACGGTGTATGAAGTGTCCAGAGGATATACGCGTTGTAAAAATAACAAAACAGCGTTCAAATTTTATGGTCACGACGACATCAAGTCACTGTGAAGTTATTAAAAGTTCACACGACGGTGTCACAATGTGTTATCTTATCAAGGGTGGGAAAATAACTCAAAATTGTCCCGTATGTAAAAAACCACCAAAAGGGAGTGTCGGTATTCACGAATTAAGCGGTAGTGTAAAGGGAATACTCTACCCACCACAAAAAAAATAAATAACAATATCAGAAGAATGTCACTCATTCTGATTGGAGCGTCCATCTATCTTATATCATCACTCATAAGCGATATAGAAGATAGATTGAAACCAGTAGAAGTTGATATGTTCCACAAATATTCTGGTATTCACCCAGACCTATACAGGGAGTATTTGAAGTTTAAAACCGAAAAAAACTATCCAGCGGCCATAAACTCAATCGAAGAACTTGCTTTGTATGCCGATACGGACATTAGGGAAGAAATTCATGAAAAGATACTTAAACAAGAGTCTTTATTTATATAAAAATGGTACAAACACGGACAAGATCTGGTCGCCAGATAAAGAAACCTGAAATATTTCAGCCTACGGAGACCAATTTTGAGGATGACTATGGCGAGGACGAACACGACACCGATTTTGATTCCGATATAGACACCGAAGAGGAACTTTATTCCGACGATGACGATGACGAGTACAGCGAAGATGAAGATGAAAATGGCAATCTTGAGGGTTTTGTAGTGGAGGATGATGATGATGAAGATGAGGAAGAATAGACTTAAAAAAATGAGATGCTATAATTAAAAATGGAAACAGACATTGGTAATCCCATTGATTATGATCCATCGGTTGATTCTTTAAATAGTGATAATAGACTACAAGAAGAACCCGAGCAGAGTCAGCCACAACAATCCCACGATGAATCATATTATTACCAACCCCAGCAAATGTTGTATCAACCCCAAATGACTCAACCAGAAAAAGTTGATTTATTCTCAAACATAGAAAAATCCACATGGATTATCGCTTTCGCAGTTTTTCTTCTTGGATTTTTCATGGGAAAGACGATGCAACCAGTTATTCTTAGATATACTTAATTTGTAGGAAAACCGGATAACCAGACATGATCTGGAACATTAGTATAACCCACAAATGTTCCAATTTTACCCGGTTTAGGTGGAATAAATCTATCGGTGATGGGACCTCTGTATGTATCTTCAATGAATCCCTTCGTTGTACTGGGTTCTTCTTCTTCTTTTACAATTTTCTTTTTTTTGCCTTTCATGTCTGAAACAAAAAACAAAATAAAGAAAGCTGAAGTCAGGATGATCGTGACGATAATCTTAAACATTTTGTTTTAAAATTAAGTTATATTTTTTATTTACGCGGAACTAACTTCTGGTTCACCTTCATCTTTCGCCTCTTCAATCTTTGCATCGGTGGATGCTTCAGCTTCACGGGATTTTCGTCTTTCTTCAATCTCATTCGCAACGATTTCGTCTGCTTCCTTAACCAGGTCTTCCATTGGTGTATCTGGTTTTTCCTTCTTGAGACGCTCTAAAACTTCAGCTGGATGACTAATTGGTGATTCATCCGGTTTAGTGTAGAATTTAGAGTTTTCATCCCCGGGTGTAATGTAATCCTTGGAGTCCATCATCGCCTGCTTGCGTTCTTGGAACATGCGAGCCGCTTGAGCTTGATTTTCCTTGTAACCACTCATGATTTCTTCCA